GCGATCACTCGATTCTCGATATTGTGACTGATGACTGGAATCCTGTTCAGAACGCTGAAGCGTTTGACTTTTTCCACGAGTTTGTTATGGCTGGTGATATGGAAATGCATACTGCTGGTTCTCTGAAAGGTGGACAGATTGTCTGGGCTTTGGCAAAGGTCAAAGAATCTTTCGAACTCTTTAAGGGTGATGTTATTGATTCTTACCTTCTGTTTACTAACTTCCACAAGTATGGTTTCTCGACTGATGCTCGGTTTACTCCGATTCGTGTGGTCTGTAATAACACTCTTACACTGTCGCTTGGTTCTAAGACTGAACGAGCAGTAAAGATGTCTCACCGTAAAGAGTTTAATCCTGAGTTTGCTAAAGAAGCTCTTGGTATTGCTACTGATAAGCTTCAGAAGTATAAGGAGATGGCTCAGTTCCTTGGTTCTCGTAAAGCCAAAGACGAAGATGTTATGACTTACTTCAAGCGAGTGTTCCCGCTGGCTGGGGCTTCTGTTGAAGATGAAGCAATTTCTCGTAATGCTAAGACTGCACTTGATATTCTTCATACTCAGCCTGGAGCGGAATATGCTGAAGGGACTTGGTGGCAACCGTTCAACGCTGTTACCTACATGACTGATCATATCGTTGGGCGTTCTGCTGATACCCGCCTTCAGTCTTCTTGGTATGGTTCTAACAAGAACCTTAAGACTAAAGCTCTTGAAGCAGCAGTTGAAATGGCGGAGGCGGCGTAAGCCCCTCCACTAACATAGGAGATATAAAATGGCTCGTTCCCTGACACCTCGTAAAAAGAAAACTGTTCGAACTACAAAAGACGAAACATATATGATCAACCTCAAATATCTTGGGGATGAGCCAAAGTTCAATGGTGTTGTTAAAAGTATTGAACTCATGTCAGCCTTTAATTGGTATAACTACATGTGTAATGTTAAAGAAGCACGTGAGTATTTGACTGAGTATTTGAAAAATAACAATAAAAACGAAGAAATTAAGACCCTCAAACGTGTTCCAGACGCTTGGATTCCTACATCAGCGGCTTGGCTTTGCCGTATGATTGCTCGAGGCGGTGAAATTGAACAAAAACAGCTTGATTACATTGAATTTAAGATTAAATTTGCTCTTGGTAAGGCTCATGAACAAGTAGTTGAGAAAAAGAAAACTAATACTGTTTCTATTCAAGACCGTATCAAGGAGAAAACTGACGAATTGCTGGCTGATATTGAACAAATCGTTGATGAACGTGAAAAAGAACCTAATTTCAGCCTTTACGAGTGGTTGAAGGGTAAAGAAATCCCTGCATCTTACATGCCAGCTATTATTAAACGTTATCGTGATTGGTTAAATGAGCTTCTTGACGCTTATGAAGGCTCTGATCCTGATCTAAATGAAGGTTATCGTAATTTTACAAAACAACAGCTTTCTTTCGATATTGTTTTCTTCAATATGATTATCGACGACGCTCAAAAGTATGCTGATGTTACTAAGAAAACTCGTAAGCCTCGGAAACCTCGTGCTGTTTCTGTTGAAAAGAAGATCAAACACCTGAAGTATCAGAAAGAGGATAAAACCTTTAAGATTGCATCGGTTGACCCTGAGAAGATTATTGGTTGTCAGGAACTTTGGACCTTTAACACGAAGTATAAGACCCTTACAGTTCTTCGAGCGCTTGATCGTGGAGGTCTTCAGGTTAAAGGGACAAGTATCACTAACTATGACGAAAATACTTCAATGACTAAGAGGACTGGTCGTAAGGCTGAATATTTCGTTGACCGTATTCTCAAAGGAGGTAAGATCGTTCTTCGTAAAGTCATGGAAGAAGAAGGTATTGGTTCAGAAGCTAACCTTGCTTATCGTATCAATGAGAATACTATTCTTTTAAAGGTTTCATAGTTGCCAAAAAGCAACTATCAATAAAAACACTTATATCCTATTGACTTAAGTTACGAAATAGGGTATAAGTATATTGTAAACGTTGAAGCAACGTGGACACATACTGGACCTCGGGGCGGTACCGAGCAGGTCCACCACAGGCACACTGTGATAACTCGTTATATCCATCCTATCCGGATAGGAACGCTAAAGGATGAACTCAGTGTGTCTTTGCTGGGCCTGACATAGGATCGACAGGTGTGAAAGTGAAGTGGAGTTTACCGGATGACCTCGTATCGGTCAATTAAACTAAATGCAAACGATAATTTTGCACCACAGGGTTACGCACTAGCTGCATAATTCCTCGGGCTTGAGGGACGCCTAGGAACAGAAGTTCCCTCACTTTTCATATAAAACAAAGGAATATTAAAATGAAGACTATGATTCTTGCAAGTGCACTCATTCTCGGTACTTCGGCTGCTTATGCTGATGGTTTTGGTCTTAACGGTTATGGCGAATACGCTTTTGAAGCCGAAGCTTTTGAATTTGGCCTCGGCGCTACATACGAAGTAGATGCATTTACTCTTTACGCTGATACAGTTTTTACTAAGCCAAATGATGTTGAGTTTGATCTTGATGAAGTAACTTTCGGTGTTGATTACGCAATTGATGAAAACATTGGAATTTATACCGAAGTTGAGTTTGATGGTGAATTTGACTACAGCGAATCCCGTGTTGGGTTAAACTTTGAATTCTGATAAAAAACTTCATTAAGGGGGTTGACTTCCCCCTTAATTTACTATATACTAATATTAATGGTTCCGTAGCTCAGTGGATAGAGCAGTTGCCTTCTAAGCAATTGGTCGAGGGTTCGAATCCTTCCGGGACCGCCATAATGGGAGTGGGTGTTGGTACACAGGGAGATCTTATAAGTCTTTCAGCGCCAGATTAGCGTTCTCGAGCAGGTTCGAATCCTGCCACTCCTACCATTACCCGGAGCTTTATATGTCTGATAAAAATAGGTTTGTTACAGAGATTGAAACCCTCTGTAAAGAAAAGAATATTGAATATATTGATGCTGTTGTGATGTGGTGTGAAAAGAATAACCTTGAAGTTGAAACTGCTGCTTATTGGATTAAAAGAGACTCAACAATGAAATCTAAGATTCAAGCTGAAGCTGAAGATCTTCGAATTCTAAAACGTGGTGCAACCCTTCCGGTGTAATTATGACAGCATATGAGTGTTACAAAGAGTATCTGGCTCTAAAACAACACTTCACTAAAGACAATTACGATTATTTTAAGTATAATGGTAAAGTCAGATCAAACCCCACATCTTTTGATAAACGTAAAGATAAAATCTTCTTTCAGAAATTATCCAAACATGAAGATGTTCACAGCTTCTTAGTTGCTAACTTATCTGAAACTCCTAAAGCTTGGATTAAAGAGTTAGCTTATAGTGAAGAAGCTGAAAAGAAATATAGAGATTGGTTGAAGCGTCAACAGTCTTTGACCTATCTCTTTAAACGCGAGCTAAATCAACTCGCGCCGACTTTCGACGCTAACCTAATTGTATTTGATGATGACCCGCATCCTTATCTATTAAAGATGTATCTTGGTAATTACGTTAGCTTAGAAACTTTGTGTCTGTTACTCGATCTCACAGGCGCGAAGAAACACTGGGATTCCAAAATGGAATACGATATAGTTTATGAAGAAGTGAAGAGAAAGATCGAAAAGTATACCCCATTCATCAAATTTGATAGAGAAAAGATAAAAAATATTGTGCTTGACTACTTTGCTTGAATATAGTATACTAAATAATGTTGCGAGCGAATACTGCTCAACACAAAACATACACCGCTATACAAAACATACGGAGAATATACATGGACTTTTCTAAACTCAAAGCAAAATCTGGTAAGAACGCACTTGAAGATCTTACTAAGAAACTTCAAAGCGCTGCTGGTAACGAATCCTCTAGTGGAGATGATCGTTTCTGGAAGCCGACTGTAGATAAAGCTGGTAACGGCTATGCAGTAATTCGATTCCTCCCTCCTCCTGGTGACGAAGATGTTCCTTTCGTTCGAATCTTTGATCACGGCTTTCAAGGTCCAGGTGGCTGGTATATCGAACGTTCTCTGACTACTATTGGTCAGAACGACCCTGTTTCCGAGTATAACTCCAAACTTTGGAATAGTGGTATTGAGGCGAATAAAGACATCGCTCGTAAACAGAAGCGCCGTCTTAGCTTCTATTCTAATATCTACGTTGTCACTGATCCTGGTAATCCTGACAACGAAGGTAAAGTGTTCTTGTTTAAATACGGCAAGAAAATCTTTGACAAGCTTAATGAGGCTATGAATCCTCAGTTCGCTGATGAAGAAGCTGTTAATCCGTTTGACCTTTGGGCGGGTGCTAACTTCAAGCTTAAGATTCGTCAAGTCGAAGGTTATCGTAACTACGACAAGTCTGAATTTGATAGCCCTTCTGCGCTTTCAGAGGACGATGAAGAGCTAGAACGTATTTGGAAACAAGAATATTCTCTTCAAGAGTTCCTTGACCCTAAAGAGTTTAAGAGTTACGATGAACTTAAGAGGAAACTTGCGAAGGTTTTGGCCGAGGATGATGGTATGTCTTCTCGCGCCGAAAGCCAGGAGTTTACTATTGAGGATAATCAAGAGGAAGCTCCTGCACCTCGTCAGAAAGCGTCCCCACCTCCTTCATACGCTGCTGATGATGACGAGGACGACGACTCGTTGGAATTCTTTAAGAATCTAGCAAATCGTTGAGAAAAAGGGAGCTTCGGCTCCCTTTTTTTTTATGTTAACATATTAGTTCTGATAGTATCTTCTAAACCGTAGTATTTTGGAAGATTCTCACCCCAACCGAATCTTCCTATTATACTTGATTGGATTTGAGGTGTTGGTGGTGTTGCTGCGCCGCCCCCTCCACCATATCCACCGCCTCCACCCCCAGGCGCACCTTCTTCTTGTCCTGCAGCTGCTTGCTCTGCTAATGCAGCTTGTACCTCTGGACTCGCAGCCATTCCTGCAGCAGTCATATTTAATGATACATTCATTGGTTCTGCTAGTAGTCTGCGAAGGTCTGCTACTAAGGCTTCCTCCTCTTCAGGAGTTATAAAATCAGAAGTTTCCATTACTCCTGCAAGGGTTGATGTATCAGTAAATACTGGGCTTTGTGTTAAAGTGTCACCTGAAGAATCTCCAGACACACCATCATCACCTTCACCTCCCGAAATAGTTGTATCGGGTATAGGTGTTCCGAATACGCTCGTCGGTTCTTCTGAACTTGGGACAAATCCCCTTTCTAATACAACCGCCATATCCGCATGCGAATAGTCTTCATACCCTTCATAGTGTGCACTACCCTCAGCTCCATAATAATCTACAATATCTCCACTATCATTTATAGCAGCTATAGGGGTTCTATCTTGCGCTGAAAATTCACCCCTTCCAGAATAAAAAATTGTTCTTACACCATTATCATCATATCCTATAAAATATCTTTTACCCTCAATTGCTACAGTTTCACCTTCACCTATGGCGCTCCAATCGAAGCTTTCAAGTTCTTCATTAATAGAATTAATACCAGGAAAAGACCCTTCCCCGCTGTACCTAGTAGTGGTTGGTATGGTTACATCTATAGCTCTTTCTCTAGCAGCATCTTCTTCTTCTGTTAAGAATCCTTCTACTCCATAATCATTAAAAATATCTTGTGGTGATCTTGTAAAATCTCCGGTTTCGTCTGAAATTGGCCTAGACGTTATAAATGTATAAGTGCCATCTTCTAATTGTAAAGGGGTTACTTGAAATCCAGTTTCTTCTTCTAACTGTCTAACTCTTTCAGAAACACTTGTAGGTGTAATAGTTTCTGGCGTTGCTGATTCCCGCTCAAACCTTTCTTCAAAATCACCAGCATCAACCATTTGACTGCCAGCTATAGTTCTAGCTTCGTGTGCCCTCCAATCGAAACTTCTTCCATTTCTTAGTACATCTTGCCCCCTGGCCCAAGCGACATAGCCTCCAACACCACCCATAGTTCTACGAGATTCTTCCCCAGATATATCAGGGTTGTTTATAAAATCTTGGACTTTCTGCATGTCAGCGTGAGATCCGACCCCAGGTATGTCTTCGCTCCATTCTGCAACAGGAGTCATTTCTGCCATCGCAAACTGTGCGAAAGCGTCAAGGGTTTCTCTAGACCTTGTTATGCTGCCATTTTCTTCTAATAACCCTTCTTGTCTTAAATATTCTAATAAATTTTGACCCCTTTGTTGATTATAGCTTAATGGCCCATAATTTGTAATAGAAGCGTCTGCTGGTTCGGTATGTGAACCGAATATCATATCCGGGTTAAATGCGTTTTCTCGATTTACTTCTCCAACAAGCCCCCTAGCTTGCATGTGAGAAAATCCTGCTCTTCTATAGGCAGAATATAATTCAAACGCCATTTCTTCTCGAGAAATGTCACCGCTAACAGAACCACTTCCAGTAGTTCCAGTAGGAGCTGGAGTTCTGCCTCCACCACCGCGTGTAGTTCTTCTATCTCCGCTTCCGGTAGTTCCGCCTCCATCTCCTCCACCGAATACAGTAGCAGCAGCTGCTGTAGTTACGGCTGCACCGCCAAAAAGCCAACCTAAAGCGCCGCCGCCTGTCTGCTGCTGTTGTTGCATTGGAGACTGGCCACCAGCTCCTACTAAATTATTTTCACCTAATCTTTTTATTGAAGAATTAATATTAGTTAATTCTGTGAGCATAGTAGTTTGTATAGACAATAAGTCTTGTAATTTGTCACCCATACTAGTAACTGCTCTTGCAGTTTGTTGTTCATTATAAGTGCTAGATCTAGCTTCATTTAAAATTCTTCTATCAACGTTTTGTTCCCGTTGGATAGCATCCATCAAATCTTTAAATTGGTTTGATAGTTCGCTTTTAGCCTGTTCTAAAGCTTTACGGAATTCTGAAGTTTGTTCAAACATATGATGATGCACTTTCTTCTTGTAAGTAATCTAGATCTAGATTAGTAAGAAACCTTATTATATCTGGCCCCGGTTCTGGTCGAGTTGTCTGAGTTGGTGAAATTGCTGGCGTTGCGCTAGAAGCTAATTGCATTGTGGGGGTTTTATCTGAACTTTGTAAAAAAGGTGGAATGGGTTCTTCAAAATTTAGAGATACGTCATTAATTACTTCTGGTTCTGTAATTTCTCCAACCGTTGTTTGATCTGGTGTGGCTACTGGTTGCACAGGTGTGGTAAGGTCTGGTGTATCTCTTCTTACGGCTTGCTGTGCACTTTCTTGTTCAGGTATACTTACCTCTTCAGCTGGCTGAACTTCTATAGGTCTGACTTCAACATCTTCTGGATTACCTTCAAACCTGTCGAATCCCATAACTTCATGTGGTTGTAACAAGTTTGGCATTTCTACGTATCTAACGAGTCCACCTTGTTGTTCGCCGTATAATCTATTATAATCTTCTGTTGCTGTTGCTTCTAAATGTATATGAGGTGGGGTAACCCCTTCGCCCCTTCTTCCTTCACCCCACATAGTACCAGAAGCACCAGTCATGGCCATTAGTTGACCCCTTTCAACCTGTTGGCCTACTTCAACTAAACCCTCTGTACTTTCTGGTGCAAGGTGAGAATATTGTATAACCATACCATTGTCATACTCAACTACAACTGTTCTACCATAATTACCTGATCCATATTCATCGTGAGAACCGATATACCTCACTACGCCTCCAGCTTGTGCCCTAAGACCTTCGCCTTCAGGGACATAATAATCTGCCCCGTGATGTGGTCTGCCTCTAGCATGTCCGACCACGGAAGTAGGTTGTACTCCTTGATCCCATCCAGGCAATCCCATACCTCTAAAAGCTGGACTTAACCCAGATTCTTCTGATATTTCTCCTATATCAGCTATTAAAGGTTGGTTTAATGTTTCAGCTGTTCTTTCGGCTACATCTAAACCTACTCCTTCAGTCCCTGTTATATCGGTTTCGCTTGGTTCGAAATCGCTCCTGGTTCCAGTTTCTTCTGATGGAATAATAGGTTCTACTAAATCTGTTTCTTCAGGTCCACCAAACATAAATGGGAGCGTGACAGCACCTAATCCTAAACCTAGTGCACCTAGTGCAGTGCCATCACCCCCGCCACCTGTTATTGAAGAAACTAACCCTTCTACATTAGATGATAATTCTCTAAACTGTCTTAGTAAGTTATTGTTTAGCTGAATTAAATCGTCTATAGTGCTTACAGAGCCTTTGACTTCACTATTAGTGACTCTTTCGTGTTCGGCTTCTTCAGCTGTTTCTTGAACTAGATTTCTTTGATTTCTATTAGAACTCGTTAAAGAGCTATATAAGTCTCTGGCAAATCTATTAATGCTGCCAAAGGAATCTCTGGCAGCTCTTGCAAATTCTGAATCTCTAGCGGTTTGAGCCATAAGTCAGCCTTGTGCTTGTAGTTTCTTTTTCTCAATCCAACCTTTCAGCATTTGCACATAAAGGTCTCTTTCAAATGGTAAAAAGTTTTCTATCTCAGTAATAGAATATTTATGATGCTGAGCCAATTGGAAATTTAAGTTATAATAATTCTCCAGATTGTTATGACTCAGCGCCAAGTAAAAAAATCGTTTAACGACCTTAGAACGATTTTCTTTTTACGACCTTTCTCGTTAGTATATTCTAGCTCTTTTTTAATAGTAGGTGTTTCTAGTAAGAATTTTTTAATCTTTTCAAAAGCTTTTAGATCTAAAGTTTCTAAGAAGTCACCTATTTCATTAATAGTCATATTACTTGATTCGTAAACCTCGTCTCCGCTATAGATTTCATCAACACATCTAGAGATCATCTCGAAAAGGTGATCTTCTTCTAGTTTTAGAAACTCTTCATCGTCGTATAACGTGGCTGGTGGATATCTTAATGTAATACCAGAATCTTCTGACAGTTTTACCACGTTGTCAACTTTCCTAGGGACTTTGACTTCAATTTCATCTAAGTTGACTTCAAAACTGTATAGTTTATTATCCTCTTTATCTCTGTAAGTAACATTTACCAAGTTGTCTACAGAAACTGCTCTTAATTTTAGAAAAACGTATTCTAAGTCAAATAGAGCTAATTTATCAATATTAAACTTGTCGTCTAAAGAGCAGTTATTGACAATTTGTTTAATGGCAATAAGAATATCATACGCATTCTTACTTTCTTTAGCCATTAGAAGAAGCTTTTCTTCTTTGACCAAAAAAGGTCTAAACTTATATTTTTTATTTTGAGAAGGGACTCTAATAGTATGTATCGGGTGTTCAATTTTAGGTAATGGCATAATTTACTCCATAGATTTAATTAAGAAGGCGCTCCAACCTCTATTTCTGGTGGTAATGCCCTAACGATTTGAGAATTTTCAATAGAATAGTTAGCATAAGTTATTGATACAGATATCCTCATCAAGTCTCCTACATCGTTCCATGCTAATGGTATTTCTCTTACAGAGGAAGGAAAGGCTTCGTATAGGTTTACTCTTGAAGAAACTTCGCCTTCTTGATTATATATGATAATCTGCATAGTTGAGGAATAATCGTCTTTGTATCTGACGTTAAAAGACGGTATTCTTGATTGTTCCCCAAAAAGTGATCCAGTAGATTCAGTACCATTAAATTCATTAACATATCTGGTCCAATTGTACCAGAAATGCCAAAGGTCCGAGTTTTTATCAATTAGAACAGTAAATGAGGTGTCGTGAAGGAATGCGTTATATGGCATTTTTTGTTTAGTTCCGACACCATAAACTTCAACTTCAGCGGACATTAAAGAAGCTCCAGGAATTTTGACTTGATCAATCCTGTACCTTAACATATCATTTAAAGAGTTTGTCGAATTTAATCTTGAATTATTATTAAGAAATGCTCCAGTCATAAAATTTGGGACTTGAACGCCAACCTCAAAATGGCTTGGTTTTAGATAACCATGCGCATCTATATTAGATTTAAATCTGTCTATATTGAAAGCCATTTATTACACCTTAGTATGGAGGTTGTTGCCTTAATTTGGGATTAGAGTTTTGCACCCATCTTTGAAGTGGTAACATTGCTGCTTGATTCCATTCTGAAGGTGCTACTTGATGAAATGTGCTTCTAGCATGAGAAAATAAATATCTTTTTATTATCCCATTCTGACCGCTCAATTTAATTGCCATACCCTTTAACATTCTATAAGACACATTCATTCTAGTAGTTTTATCATATTTGTCATTATTAGTATTAGAGGCGAGTTGTTTCAAAAGGGCTATTCTGGCAAGTTCAGGAAGATAGTGTAAATTTATACCAAGAAATCCATCACTATAGTATTCAATCGGAATTACAAGTGGGTAAGCGTCCCAGAAAGGTAGCGTCTTTTTATGCTTAGGGTCGTAATGAAAAAGATACATTCCGCCGATTTCAGGGACTGAGTTTTTCTGAAATATTTTTGTTTGAGGAACTCTTCTATCACCACGAAGGCTTTTAATTTTGTCTTTAATCCAACCAGCTGCTGATCTTCTAGCTTCTGTGAGCTGAAGGTTTGAAGCCTTTAGTAGCTGGTCGAAATCGTCATCTTGCCCTGCCATTATTTAATACCTAATTCCTTTTCTGTAAATATGTGAAAAGACCATCCTCGATCTTTACAATATTCATTTGCCGCTTTCCATTTAGCTTCGTTTACGCCCCAAGTTTTAACCTCAGTGATATATCTTTTCGTCACCTTTTCTTGCCTTTTAGGTGGTCGGGTTTGATCAAAGGGTTTTACTTCAATTAAAGCTGTTTCTTTCTTACCTTCTTTATTTATTTTAGTTACAAGAAAGTCTGGAAAGTATCTATGTATTTTGTTATCAATTGGTGAACGATAAGGTATGTATACTTCTTCAGATTGCCATGATAATATATCTTTATGCTGGTCTAAATACAGCATGAGCTTTAATTCCCAACTAGAACGATAAATAATATTCGTTGGGTCGCCTTTGTATTTGTGTGGATTCTTGGGCTTAAAATAACCCTTGTATGTTCTAGCCATTGTCAATTTGTATAATAAATAATATAAAGTATTTATAAGGATCTATTATGGCTCGTTTTAATTTTCCGTCTAGACTACCGAGGGATACTGGACTACCGAGGAATACTGGCGTTTCTGTTTTAAAATACCCTTCTAATTTGATAGCAGACAGGAGAAAATATTACGTTTCCCTTGATTTCTCAGAATACGAGGCTCCATCGCTCGCGCCTGAATTCTTTGATTCAGCGACAAATTTGATACAATCAATAGGCAATTTAATTGATTCTGCGCAAGACCTTGTAGGTCAGATACCTGGAGTTGGCGCTTTTAGAGAAAATTTTTCGCCTGACACTAGCCCTACAGCTGTTCAAGGTATATTTGCTAGTTACCCAACATTAACAGATAGTATAGTTTTACCTTTACCTAGAAAATTAAATGATAATTTAGTACAATCTTGGAGCGAAAGGTCTTTAACTGATATAGTTTCTAGTTTTACTGGTGTAACAAGAGCGGCTGCTAATGTTACAAGATTGCAGAGCGCATTTTCAGGTGTCACTTTAAACCCTTATCTTTACCTTTATTTTGATAGACCTAATTTTAAAAGGTATAGTTTTACATGGACGCTTGCTCCAAGAAACGATGAAGAATCTTCAGCTATAAGTCAAATAATAAAAATTTTTAAAGAAAATTCTTCTCCGGCTATTAGTGGAGCTTTAATGTTATACCCAAGCATCGTACAGTTGAGATTTTTTCCCGATGACGATTTTCAAATGATGAAATTAAAACCTTGTATTATAGAATCTGTTATGGCGGATTACACCCCAGCTGGTCCTTCTTATTTCAATGGAACGGGTGCACAGACTTTAGTGAACTTAACAATAAATTTTAAAGAAATTGAATTATGGGCTAAGGGGGACGATTTCTAATGAGAGAAAAATACTTTCAAAGATTCCCTAGAATAACATACGCTAACTCTTATGCTATAGACATTACTAAGAGAGTTAAGTTATTAGACACTGTTTCTAATAACCCATACGTATTTTACACGTATGATATTGGCGATTCGGAAAGGGCGGACAATTTTAGTAATAGATACTATGACGATTCTTATATGTCTTGGTTACTTTACATATCCAACGATATTATAGATCCATATTATGATTGGTATCTATCTTCTGAAGAATTAGAAGAATTGGTTGAGAAAAAATACGATTCTTTAACTGATGCTAAGTTAAAAGTAAAACACTACAGAAATAATTGGGAAAATCAAGAAGAGATTTCTATTTCCGGATATAATGCTCTAAATGAAGAACAACAAACTTACTGGGAGCCTGTTTATAAAAATAATGTAGTGTATTCATACAAAAGGAAACAAGAAGATTGGATAGCTTCGACCAATAAGATAGTTTCTTACACTGTTTCTAATACTAGCTTTGTTGAAGACGAATTATGTGATATAGTGTTTAATACGGGTGTTACTGGCCGAGGCCAAGTTGTCCAATCTTCTAATAATAATGTATATATAAAAAGTGTGACCGGAAACTTTAATGATGAAGTGACTGCAAATAGCTATATCTATGGTAGAGAAAGCACTGTTAATACAGCATTTACAGAGGTTTCTGTAACAAGTCAGGTTATATCTTCGAACGTAGAATCTTATTATATTCCTATAACATATTTTGATTATGAGTATGAGAAGAACGAATTTAATAGAACTATTAGAGTTATAGATTCCGAATATAAATTCTTGGCGGTTGAGAATCTTAGAGATTTATTGGAAGAATAATGGTATTACAACTTGGTACTGCTGAAGTAAATAGAATTACGCTTGGGAATATAGATGTAGTCGGGAACCCTTCTACTAATTATAGAACTATTACTATTGCCGAGAATATATTAAATCCTCTAGGTCAAAGGGCCAATATAAAAATTGTCGATAAATATGATGCACTGGGTTCTTCAAATTTTAGGGGAGAGTCTCAGCTCCCTGTTGATATAGGATTTACCGAATATCTTTCTAGGGCTAGAGCTGGTTTTGATTTAAGAGTTTTTGAAGCCGCTAATTTAAACGATGGTTCAGACGAGTTAGCTGGTAATGGTCGTATAAAAGTTTATGATATTAAATGTGTATCTCCTGAATATCTAAAAAATCTAGACAATCAATTAGAAAACAGTTATAGAGATTATACCACAAATATCGTAAGAGATATAATAACAGAACACCTTGAGACTGATAAATCTATAGAAATACAAGAAGATTCTTCTACTTTAAGAAATTTTAGATTTACTAAAAGTCCTATACAAGCCCTGAAAGTTTTAAACGAAGAACATGTTAGCACTTCTAGTAGAAGTTCTGCTTTTATAGTGTTCCAACAACAAAAAAGGGGTAATACCAAATATATTATAACCACTTTTGAGAGGCTGTTTGCACAATCTCCAGTCGTAACACTTTATAGATCAAGTAGAATTAATTTTTCATCTGCTACTAGGGAAGAAACTGTTAATTCTATAATTCGTATGAACGTTGATACAGCTTTTTTCTCACCAAATAGATTTTTAACTGGTGCATATGATAGGTCTTACAATATGTCTACTGGGACTATTGGTGACTATACAACCCAGAGAGCTGATCCCAATGATAATGTTGAAAGGAGGGGCAGGAGAATTATTCCGACTATATATGATGCCCTTAACGACCCGCAAGAAATAACTACAGCTGAGGCAAGGACTCTTAGGGCTTATTTTATCGCACAGCTTTCTGAGAATTATGCGGAATTTACTATTCATGGAAATCCGAATATTTCACTTGGCGATGTTGTTAATCTAAATATTCCTAACATTTCCGCTGCTGGCGGCTCTAGAGAAGAGATGTTTAGTGGAAGGGCGTTAGTGGTTTCTTTACTACATAATATAGTAGAACCTGGACATTCCCCGCAATATACTATGACACTTGGTTGTGTTAGAATTACATGAGAGTGGTATGATTATAAAATTAGCAGAAGTTAGAAATATAGAAGATGATCCTAGCCAATCTGGTAGGGTTAAAATTCGTTTATACAACGAACAACATGACGAAACTACTATACCAGATGAAGATTTGCCGTGGGCGTTGCCAATGCAGCCTATTACTTCAGCAGCTTTTAACGGCGTTGGTACCAGCCCTCATGGTTTGTTAGTAGGTTCTAGGGTTATAGTAACTTATATGCCAGAAGATAAAGCACAACAGTATCCAATTATACTTGGTTCTTTTTCTAGAGCTTTTGCTCCAATAGTTGAAGGAATACAAAGACAAGACACTGAAACTGGTAATCCTGCACCCGCTGAAGAAGATCTAGATCCAGATGGTCCATTACCACCAACTATTCGTAACGGAGGTGCAAGTTAATGGTAATTGAATCTATTGAAAGAGAAATTGACCAATTTGTTAAAGAAGCCATAGAAAGGGCTTCTGAAGCATTTGGTTCTAATGTTAGAATCAAGAGAACTGGCGCAGCTCTAAACGATATTAGAATAGAAATAGCTATTAATGCTGAAGAACCTACTACAGCTTCTGCTCAAGTTGGGCAGTTGGATCTGCCATCAGTAACCCTTCAAGTTGACCCTTCCGGTGGTTCTTCTGTATTTCCAGCGGCTATGCAGCAGCTGATGAGTATAGCAAGTTTTATGAGCGCTACAACTCAATCTTCCAGAAACGAAATTATTTACGATTCTTTAACAAATGCTATACGAATCTTAATTGATAGGTATTCATACGAGCAGGTAGCAGCTGAGTTTAACACTGCTCTTGCTAATAATGGAATAGCCAGAGTATCAGAAAACTTCAGAGATATTGTTAAAAATTCATTATCTCAAATTGTAAAAGATTTGGTAGAATATGGTCCTGATAATATTCCTGTTCCTGAATATGAGATAATAACAGAGGCGGATTTAAAACCTGTTCCTGAGAATTTAGTTACTATTATTCCTAACTCATATATTCAAAGATACCGTAAATACTCAGAAGACGAGTATAAAGGGTATGAAGAATGGTATTCTAAGTCAACTGGAGATACTGCTTATATTCAAAGAGAAATTGGTAGTTATTATTTTGAGAGTATGCAAGAAGAAATATATGGCTCTTCGGAGACACAATTAGCTGACTCTTTAGATCCATATATCGAAGATGAAGATCTAGTATTAACTGTTACTATATTAAACGAGTTACTAGAAGAACAAGAAGTTACTATTAAAAATACTAGCATGGAAAAGGCTGCTGGTAAAGGTTCTTCTGTTGACGTTTTTGGATTGTTACAGCAGTTGCTACCTCATATCTCAATTACAGTAGATGGTCAAAGAATAGAACAGCTCGCTAATTCTGTATTAAATCAATCAGGTATTAATGAAGCTCTTGATGAATTTACTGAAAATATGGCTATGTTAGGTTCTTTAAACGGGATGATTGATGAGGCGCTACAACTGCGTTCTGCCCTTGAAGACTTAGCTAATATAAATGTTTCTGATTTAACACAAGAAGCTTATAGATTGATAGATAATATTAATGGTAATATAAGGTTTGAGATAAATGTCAACTAATCCTAATAAAAGATTACCAGAAAACCCTTCTAATAGTAGAGAATTAAAGTATCCTCATTTTAGAGCTGAACAAGATGTAAATGGTAATAAAACTGTTACGAGTCGTATACCCGGAGAT